CTATATCTCCGGCAGCCGAAAATATAGCAGGGTCAACCATAATTTCAGGCTTTACTTCGCTCTTTTTGTCTTCCAAAACCGCTGTCATTTTATCACCTTTCAATTTTTATGCCGCTGCGGGAGCTGCTTTTTTATCAGGATTTAATTCAACGCCGACTTGTTGTGCGTAATCATCTTCGCGTTTTGTTTCATCAATAATATCTTCGTAATCCTGCCCTTTGCGAGCGTTGATTCTGGTTCGCGTTGTTGATCTGTTTTTAAGTTCCTGCTCATCGGCCATTGCCTCTTTATATGGGTCAACATACGGCCATCTGTTACATATAACTTCGTGCAGAAAGGCGCTGTCTTTCGCTTTTAATTTTTTTTCTCTTATCCATTGAGCGATTTTCCAGTTCCACGTTCTCGAACTGAATGGTTTAACTGTAAAATTCTGTTCTTTTACCCATTTCGACTGCACCTTCTGATATGCAATTCGGGTATTCATAAATGTGGCACCTGAAAAATCCAGCGTAACCAGCATCAGGGGCATACACAAAGGCCTGCCGATAAACGTTAGTATTCGCGATACAAACGGATCGAACATTGATCCCGGTCGTGTCATTCCAACACCGCTGACTTCTTCGCCTGGCTGTAAATATTCTATTATTCCAGGCTCGATTTTTTCTCTGCGAGCTACACCGCCTGCGCCATTGCCAACCTCCGTACTGCCGCTGCGATGCTGCATAATCGGGAAATTATTTCCCACCGCGTCTTTTTTGGTTATGAATGCCGCAAAACATGCGTTTATTTTGGCCGCGACAAGTTCGGCATCAATGTATCCGCAAAGGTAATCGATATATTTTATGCTCGGAGTCAGTGCCGGCTGACCGCGAGATTGGGAAAATCGTCGCGGGTTAAAATGAAATTGAACATACGCAGCTTTATATTTTTGATAAGAATCCGACTTAATAAAAAATCCGTTCTCATCCGGCCGACCTACATAATAACCGATGACTTTTTTTGTAAGTTTGCTGTAAGCAACTCCGTTGACAACCTTGAAATGCTCAGCCTTCTTCATACCAAAGGGTGTGCCGCATTGTTCACCTTCAAATGCCTGGAGTCCCTGGTCAGTATATATAGTTCCCATATCCCCATCGCGCCGATAGGAATAAAACATGTTCCACAAATACTGATTAAAATTAAACCTGCCGGTAACATCGCAGGGTTTATCGATCATCTCATCGTTCCACAGCCATTCAGCCGCAGCGTTCCAGCCGGTGTCCTGTGTTTTCCCATCGGCATTGAGAGTTCTTGCCTGAATTTTAACGCCATCGCCGATAACTCCATCGGTTTCAGTTTCTAATATTCCGGAAACAAGAGGATTGTTTCTGTCGAGTTCCCTGATTATCTCTCGCTGTCTCCATAGCGAATGCTCATCGAGCTGTACATCGGCGGTTCCGCCCAACCCAGTCCGTTTTTTATTAAGTCTGTCCGATGTGTCAACGGCATCATAAGCAAATCGTGCGGCTTTCCTGCGAAGTCCGGCCACCGGATTTACGATGGTTACGGCGTTGTCGAGAAACTCCGCTGCCCTTCGTCCGAACGACTTATTTTGTTTTGCTTCTTGCATTTGTTTTAAAATTCCGCCACTGTTCTTGTTCCGCCGCCGCCGGATTCTCTTGCTATCCGTGTAAGCAGCCGTTCTTCACGGTCGTAAAGTTCCTGAAGATTGGCGCGACGATATGTTCTATTGTTGACAGTCACTTCCTGTCCACCGCTTTCGATAGCCGAAATCGCCGTTTGCACGCTCGTTAATTGTTCTGCCAGTGTCATATACTCTTAATTACGGCATAAAAAAGATATTTGCAAAGGGCTGATTGCTAATAATTAGCAACGACTTGAAAAATTTTATTCTTCTGTTTCTACTGATTTAAAACAAAAACCACAGTTAGAACACTGGTGATATCGAATTGGCAGATGATTTGAATTGTATGTAGGCACATTTTTATTGCCGCATTTAGGGCATTTGGGGCGTACATATTTAACCGTAACATTCGCCGGTTCAATTTCTATTATTTGCGGCGGTTTTTTTGCGGCTGGTTTTATGCCCAGGTCTGGCAGATTTTCGAGAAAATCAGACATTTATATTTGGTAATCCTGAAAGAAATCCTTTTCTATTATTACTCACCTGGTTCGGCAGATTCGGCACCGCCGGCTCAATCGCCCGCAGCATCCTCACGCCTGCTATTTCCGCCGCGGCGGCGGCGTAAACGTGGCAATCCCAAAGGTGATTCGGTTTATGCTGGGTCTTCGGCTGCCATTCGAGAACTTCGCGGCGCAGGCTTACTTTTTTCGGTACCTGATGTTCGCTTGTCAGATGCTCCAGCACTTCCGGCGATGTATCTTTGTGCAGGTGCATATATCCCGGCCCGCTGTCGGATGTCTCATACATCAGCCGATACAATCTGTTTTTTATATTATTGACGTTCAAATCATATCGCAGCAGACTGCCGCCGAGAACTTTTGATGTGGTATATATATCGAATTTTCCTGTGCCGCTGCCTTTCACCGGAATAATCGGCACTCCCTGCCGCTGCATTTTTGCGCAGAAATCAAATATCTGGTCCTGCCAATCGCCGCAGTCGATTCCCGTCAGGCTCAACGGCAGGTTTTGATTCCACACTCTATACAGGAGCTGCTCGATTAAGCCGTAATTCTGAAGCTGCCGCACATCGCCGGTCTCAATTCTGCCTTCCTCAATGCTCCACACTTCCGACCGGAATCCCCATCCATCGACGGCATACCACACATGATCCATCTGCACATCGATTCCGCAGGTGAGCATCTGCACACCGGCGGGAATCTCGCCCGCCTCGTGTGTACTTATATGCGTCATTAGTTTGGCTGTGTCTGTTTCCTTTTCTTTTTCTACCCAGCACTCGCCGAGCCAGGAGTTAATAAAGTTCTGCCGCGGTTTCTTATCGCCCGACTTCCATGCCACATCGGCCTTGGCCCACTTAGCCGCGATATTGGCGACGTTGATAAAGCCGGGATAAATCATAAAACACGAAATCCGATATCCTCTCAACGGATTATGAAAAACCTTGCCGATTATTTTCCCATCTTCGACCTTGCAATCCTGCGGTGCCCAAATTCCCGCAGTTACCGCCTGCCAGCGATTCCATTCATCCCATTTTTTCTCGCAGTTGGGGCATATATACCTCGAACAATTCGGGTCGTTATAATGTTCCGGCGGCAGCAGATGCCCGAGCGAGTTCTTATCAAACTGAATATATTCAAATTTCCCGATATGATATTGCCCGCATAACGGGCATTTGAGCCAGTATTCCCGCTGATCTGTGTTTTGGTATTCGCGGTCGAACATATCACCGGCCAGAATCGGAGTTGATGGCGCAAATAGTTTCGAGATATCGCTGAAAGTTTTCATTCTCTCGCGAGCCAAATCATAAGGCCCCGCTTCTCTGCCGACTTCGGTGGGAAATTTCGCCGCTTCATCGAGTACCATCTTTTGAATTGGTGTGCTTGACAGAGAAACAGCGCTGCCTGCCCAGCCCATATAAAGAAACATATTATCAAGTTCCGTTTCCTGCCCGACGTTTAAATTCCTGATATTGCCGCGCAGATGCTTGAGCAGCGATGGTGTCGCCTCAAACATCGGTTTGATTCGGGTTCTGAATTGTTTTTTACAAAGATCCTCATCAGGGTCAAGCCAGAGTAACGGTGATGGGTCTTCTTCAACCGTGTAGAGTAAAAAATTATGCCCGCACTCTGTGCCGGCGGACTGCGAACATTTTTCCATCCACATTTCGCGGGTCTGCGAATCGCTTAGACAATCCATCGGCTCGACAAGATACGGGCAGAGGTTGTTCGACCATGGCCCGGCATATCGTGATTCCTTTTTGGAGAGGATGCGCCGCTGCTCTGCACATTGAGAAACGGAGAGTTTGTCTCGCGGCTCGATGTACTCCCGCTCTTCCGGCATAATCGCCAGTGGCGTTGGAAAATCAAATTGTAAATTTTCAGTTGTCATTTTATTTTCACCACAGAGGCACAGAGATTTTTATTTTTCATCTTCTTTTCTCGGTGTCTCTGTGGTGAGCAGTTCCTTTAATAATCCCTGCTGTTTTTCATCAAGTTTCATATCAAATACATTCCCTGCCAGTTCCCGGCGAACGTCTTCATATATTTTTTCGAGTTTTTGTTTAACGAACGGCTCTGTCTCCCCTCCGATATACTTAGAGAAAACGCCGACAAGCGTCTGATTGCGGGCGATCAGGCCGGTAATTACGTTTGCCCTCGGTATGAGATTGCCGCTTTTCTCGGCTAATTCGAGTGCTTTTTCTTTTGCCTTCATTTCCTGCAGTGAATTCTGTTCAACCGGTTTATTTGAAGTCTTTGTTTCAATAATATATTTTTCATACCATTCTAAAAATGCCGGTCCGTTATAAGTTCCATCGGCATTTCGGGGTAGTCCATTCTTATTCGGCC